CATCAAGAGTATCACCAATTAATGTACCCCTAAGAACAGCATTATTAACATCGTTATAATTCATGTCAATATTACCAGTCATGGTACCACCAGTAAGAGGTAGTTTATTGGAAATCTCAGGAGTAATTTGAGCATCAATTTTACCTTGTAATGTAGCAGGAGTAATAACTACTGCACCAGCTTCAGTACCATCATTAGCTTCTGTTTGTGTAGCTAAACGAGAAATACCATCAACTGAATCAGTAGCAATAACTACGTTACCTTGTAAGATTAACCAATCAGACAATGTTGTACCAGCTGCATCAACTTTAGCAACAATTGAATCACCAACTTGTACAGACTCTCCTAAGAAAGTACCTGCTGCAGTTGCTGCCCAAAAGAAACCTTTAAATGCTGTTCCATCAGTAATATCAGGAGTATTTGTTGTTGGATCATATCCACCTTGGAAGATCAAACCACCTGTTACTGCTGCAATGTCTGCTAAGTTAGCAACATTTTCAGTAGTTGAACCATTGAAATATTGTAAACGGTGTGAAGCTGAATCATATCCAAAAGCACCTTCCGTTGAACCAATTGCTGAATTAGTTCCAATTTTTGCATTTGTTAATGCACTACCTTGTAGATTAATGTCTACAAAAAACTTTTTTTCTGCCATTTTGTTTTGTTTTAAATTTAAGTTATAATATAATATACAATTTTATTTTATTAATTACAATAAACATATCCAGAAACTGGAATATTAAATGTTATGTTTACAGTGTTGTTATTTATCCAGTCAATCTGAGCAATGATTTCATTCTTATCTTCATCAACTACTTGTACAGAAGTGAATTTACAAGATCAAACTCACCGGATACTGGATTGTATTTATTTTTCATAATTATGAGTATTGAATTTCTGTTACATTTCTATTTTCATCATAACTGAGTGTTTCAATAATAGTTTCTACACCATACTCAGTAGTTCCAGTATGAGTAACACTTGTTACATCATTATTAACATTGTAAGCTAAAACTCTATTATAATTTGCTGATCCTTGAATCCTGCCTATTTTAGATATAGAATTTTTCTTAATTATTTCTACATATGCCTCAACTATTAAGAGAGTTGTTTCTGTAGCTGCCCCACCAGGAGGTGCAATACCAGAAATATTATCTGCTATTTGTTGAAGACCTAGTAATGTTTTCATTTGATATGGGAAATTATTTCCTTGGTTTCCTGTATCTTTTAAATTTCCTATTGACATTATTTCTTGTTTTTAATTTATTATCCTACTTGGTTGACTGTTATAATTGTAGAAGGAATACTTGGTCCTCCCATACTTCCTGTATTATGTTCTAATACAATATTAAGATTGTTAGTAGCCCAATAAACTTCTACATATTCACCAGCATTAATAGGAACAAAAAAGTTCCATGCTGCTACAACATAAGGACTATTAGTATTTACTGCTATTCTTGTATTTGTATCAGGAATACTTACACCTCCTTTACTCAACCATATTTCTGCTGAAGTTCCTGAACCTCCTCCACCTCTATTGTGAAGTTGAAAAGAAAAAGCAAGATTGTATATACCTGAATATTGAGCAGTTATTCTACTATTATTTACAACAGAAAAACCATTTGTACATAAAGCATCTGTAGTTCTAACTAATACTGGTTGTCCTATAGACTCAGCATTTGCAATTTGATCAACAGTATCATAAAAAGATCCTCTATATGAAGTAACTACTCCCGGAGTACCTGGAACACCTTGTATCCCTTGTATTCCTTGAATACCCTGTGTACCCTGTATACCTTGAGATCCTGTTAAACCTGTGTCACCTTTATCTCCTTTAAGTCCTTGTGGCCCAACTGGTCCTTGTGGACCAAGTATATCACCAGCATCAAACCATGATGAACCATTCCAAGAATATAAAGATCCATCAGTAAGAATGATCCATGCATCACCTATGTTTGCACCTGGACTTCCTCCAGCACCAGCTAAAAAATCTGCATAGTTTGCATAAGAACCAAGTATTGTTACTGAATTACCAGCAGTTCCTTGAATACCTTGGATACCTTGTATTCCCTGTAAACCAGTATCACCTTTAATTCCTTGCGGACCTTGAAGACCTTGTACACCTTGCTCCCCCTTAACTCCAGGAATTCCTTGAGGTCCGGCTGGTCCAGCTTGACCAGATCCAATTTGATTACTAAAGTCTGCTACTGATATAGCATAAGTTAGATAATCATCATCTCTTCTTTTGTCTTTTACACCAATAGGCAATAAAGCAGTATTAGGATCAAAAGCTGTTAATACTCTTTTTCCTTTAATCCAGCTTATAAAATTTAAAATATCCATAATAAATACTTAGACTATATATATTAATATAACTAAAAAAAATCACATAAACAAAAAAACCCCGGAAGTTAATCCAGGGTTTAAGATGTTTGCTGTAGGAATTACTCAGTTACTAATTCCGGAATAGAAGCTTTTACTTCTTCTAAGTTACGGAAAGTACTTACTGCTAATAATACTTTATTAACATCTGGTAAAGAATACACACCTTTTAAGTTAGCAAGGTTTAATGCTTGTTCAATTACATTTAATGCTTCAGCTGGAGTCATAATTAAATTTTTTTGGTTTATATTATTTTCTGTAAATATAATAAATTTAAATTTATTTTATAGCTTCTAGTTCACTTTTTTGTGCTGGAGTTAATGCAGTTGCAAACCATGCTTTACTTAACATAATAGCAATATGATCTACATTACGTTTTACTGTAGCTGTTTCTTCTTCAGATAATGTTCTTTTTCTTTTTAATTCTGCAATTAATTTTACACTATCATAAGCTGCTAATACAGACTTTGCTGCTTGTTCAGCTGTTACTTCTTCTTTAAATTGTTCTACTGACATTTTATTTTGATTTTAAATTATTAAATTGCTAGTAAAGGTATTTTATAGTTAGCTCCATTGATTCTAACTGTCCATGTTCTATTTGCTGTAATAGTTTCTGTTGTTACAGCTCCTGCATTATTTGTACTTGAACCAACTACAAATTGATTTGTTGTTGATGATGATGCATTAATACCAATTACAATTGAATTCTCATGATTTGCCCTTGCGTTTGAACCAATTGATATTGTAAAATTTGCTGTATCAGAACCAGAACCAGCTCTAGAACCTATTGCTGTATTCTCAGATCCAGTAGTATTATTTCTTAATGCCCACCAACCTAACGCAACATTATTAGAACCAACAGTATTAGTATGAAATGCTCCTTGACCTATTGCTACATTAATTGAACCTGTTGTAGTAGCATAGCCACAAAGAGCTCCCATAATAATGTTTCCGCTACTTGTTGTATTAGCTGCTAATGTATTTTGCCCAATTGCTATATTTGTTGAACTATTAACACCACTAGGTAATGCGTTGTGTCCAATTGCTATATTATCACTACTACCAATTGTAAAACTTACTCCAGAACCAGAACCAATTGAAACATTAGCAAGAAAATTACTATCTGCATTAAGCCCTGTATTGTAACCAATATTAACATTTTGATCAGCTGCATAAGTTGTAACAAAAGTGCTTGCAAAATCAGCTACAGTAATTCCTAATATATTACCTTGTAAACTGTTACCTAATGATAAAGGTAACACAGCATTATCAGGAATTGTTGTTATTATATTATGGGATGTTATCGGATACCCAAAATTTATTTGTCCTTGAAAACTCATATCTATAATTTATTAGTTCATTGCTTGCCATGCTGAGCCATTGTATACTTTAGCCTTATTTAATGTAGTATCAAAATACATTTGACCTTTTTCAGCAGTAACAACTACAGCATTAACAGCAGCATCATTTGTATAATTCGGTAACTTAGGAACAGTTGGTAAAAGATCTGATCTTTTAATAGCAACTGTCAAATACTTATCATCTCTGTTTGGATCAGGTTCACCTACTGCAATTAATGCATTGTCACTTACTGATGTAACTACTTTATTTTGTTTAGTCCAACTAAACCAATTTAATATGTCCATGATTTTTTATTTTTAATATAAATACTATTAATAATATACAAAAAAATAACTACAAAAAAAAGTCCTTAGCTTTTTAAACTAAGGACTGATTTATTTTGGTCAAAAAAAAACTAAATATGCAAACCCAAAATAAATGCTATAATCATCATTGTTACTATAATAGCATTAGCAATAAGGACACTGTCCTTATCTTCATTCCATACATTATGCATTCTACTATACACAGGTTTTCTCAACTTATCTTGTAATTGGAATAACACAATCAGGACTATAATTCCCATTATGTAAAAAGCTGTTTTCATAAACTATCAATTCTTCGTCGCAAATATACTAAAGCTTTTTGTAAATCCTCCTTTTCTTTAGTAGGATTTTTCTTTCCCGCGCGCGCAACGTACTTAATTACATTACCAAGATAAAAGTCTTTGTCTAAGTTCCAAGCTTCTAATACTGCAAATACTTCGTAAGGATTATCCGCCCCTCCATAATGAGCAGGTCTAATAGCTTCCATCTTCTCACAAAACAACTGTTCTTTTTTTTCAGTCTTAGCTGCTACGGTAGGAGAGCTGGTTGCAAGTTGTGATTCCTTAGCTGCTTCAGCACATCTTTCCTCAAGAACTTGTTTTCTTTGCATGTTAATATATTCGTTGTAGTCCTGTGTTCCCATTAGTATTTAAATGCAATGTCAAACTCTTTTACCAATAACTTCATCTTTTCACCAAGCATGATTTTCTCCGCGCTTTCTAAAGCAAATGTTTGCACATATACTGTGTCACCCACCTGAACTTTTTCTACTTCATCACCTACAGCAAATACTTCAAGCTCTGTCCATTTTTTAATAGCTTCTTTTTCGCGCTCTGCTTCTTGCCAGGGGCTTAACTCAATAATTGCTTTCTCAATCTCTGGTACATTGATTAAGATTCTTTTTCCGAATAACTGTTTCATTTTCTTTTTATTTAAACGTGATTACTTTTACTACTG